TGGCGTTGTTTTCGCCTGTGCGGTCGTAAGAGTGGCTGTGATTACCAGTCGTGTTGGTGCTGCCGGTAAACGCTGTGTTCGGTGCTGCGGTTGCGTCGTCCTGATCAGAACCACGAACGCGGCCCGTATCCAGTGCCGAGGTGTCACCGTCAGCATTCGCGCCGGAGTTCCAGCTACGAATGAACTGACCGCGTAGGTCGGGCAGAACACCAGCGCCGCCGTATGTCGTCCCGAGAGCGGCGAACAGATTGGCAAAGTTGGCAGTTACGCCCTGCACCGTGCCAGTGCCGTTGGGAACGGTGTCGCCGTTAGCAATTAGCCAACCAGCCGGAGCAGTCGCACCCGCAACGTGGATCACCGTCCCAGTGGGAACTAACTGATTGGTAATCGAATTGACGATCGTGGTCCGGAGATCGGTAAGTGCACTAGACAGACCAAATGGTGAGACCGCTAGCGAGTTTGAAGCAAGGGCTTGCGTTTCGGCTTGCGTCGCGAGCTCGACGATCCCTTCAGTCGTTTCGCTTGCTTCAGGTAGTTCTGGCAGCACACCACCGAAGCCGCCATCCCAAGTGGGGTTACCGGTGACAGTTCCATTGACTGCGAGCTCGGTATTGACGGTGTGGTTATTGACGCTGAGAGTGTCGTAAAAAGTGGGAAACTCAATCTCATCAGTGGGTTGTGAACCACCGAGCGAATCAAAACTCGACGATTCGCCTGTGCTCAGATCCTGAATCCCTTGAGGCGTAACAAGGAAGCCTTCCTCGTTGAATCCACTTCCGTAAACCCGGCCTGCATCCTGGTTCGTGAAGTAGTAGGTGAACTTGTTAGTACTACCTAGATCCCGCTGGTATTGCGGGAGACTCTTGGAGTAGTTGAGGTAGCCAGCCCACTCATACGCATGACCAAACAGGCGAATGTTTGATGGCCGCCGGAACTCGATTGACCAGTTCGCCCAGGCGTTTGCAGCACCACTTGGATTTCCGATGCTGTCCAGAGCAGCAGCTGGGTTGCGATCTCGGTTAGAGGCAATCTTCGGCAGCAGGATTGTGTGTGCATCAGCCGCACTAAAGCCCACACTGACTAAGAAAGAGTGCAGACCCTTGTAATCAGTTGCAGATCTGTACTGCGACCTAACACGGGCATCAGTTGACCAGACGGTTGAGAGGTTATATCCGAGTGTGGTCGAATCGACTGTGCCATCAGTGTCATTGTCAAAGTAGATGGTTGGTTGAACATTCTTGAAATAGTCTTCAGCGTCGTATGCCTCTTCCATGTGGACATAAGCTTCACTCCACTTGGTGACATCAAAGGTGGCATCTTCGTTCTCGAGGATGCAGCTGTAGTGCTTGTTGCTTGTACGAACAACATCGCCAGGACGGTAATAGGTCCCTGCAACCCACGTATTTGTTCCGTTCAGTCGGCGCAGCTCAAATAGAGCATTGTTGCCGTCTGTATCGGTAACCGCCGCTGCTGTGCCAACGCCGACCAATGCGGTGTTATCAATCAGGCTGTCAATGTGTGCGGCTGCAGTATTTGTCTGTAGGACGTAATCACGCAACGGCGTGCGAGCGGTTGCATTGCTATTGGCACCAAGTAGCGCGAAACGTCGTTCAGACGAAGTACGGGTGTCTTGCAGGCGACGGATGTATATGTTTGCCCCTGCTAGATCGGGATAATCAATGCCTGTATCGCTGCCGTTCCCATCGAGAACGTTGTCACCGGGGGATGTCCCGTCCTCGTTTTCAAAAGCCGCTTTGACAACAATGCGATCCGGATTTGCAGAAGACCACGCGACAGCAGCTAGTTGTGCTCGGTAGTCACCTGAACGGCTGTTTTCAATCCAGAGGTAGGAGTCCTCAAATAGCGTGTAGTGGTCACGCTCAAGCTTTCTTGGAATCTCTGCGTCATAGGTCCCAGCCTCCAGGGCTTGCTCGAGAATGATGGTTGTGGCTCCATTAGCAGTGGCGCTTGCCACCTTGCCGAGCATGATCTTCTTGATATTCCCCGTCTTTTCGCTTAGGTCAGTCGCTACTCGGAGTCGGTTGACAGTCCAATCAGAGTCTGAAGTGAATGCCGAGCTCTTATAGCCCTCTGCAAGCGCAGCACAACCGCCAAAGTTCGAGTTTGAGTTTGTGACAGTCAGTTCACCACCGTTCTCGGTCCAATGGTGAATACCTTGACCGATGGCGAAGACGCTGACTTCCTGGATGACGGCATCATTGACCGCACGAACGTGGAATGACCTCCGATCCGGGTGCATCCGTACATTGTCCGGATCGCTTGAGATGTATTGGCTGTAGTTGCTAAACGAGCCCCAGCTGCCATTGCTATACCGCTGCCAGCTCGTGATGTCACGCTGAAGCGAAACACCCGTGAACTGAGCCACGACCATGGAACGGAAACCTTGACTTTGGGCACCGTTCGCAAAAATGCCGCAGAGGCCGTAAGTGGACCTGAGCGAAATGTTGTAGATATAAGGGCTTGCGCTACCTACAGTGTCAACCGAGATGTCTGCATTGGCTGGCCTGGGGCCAACAATCTCGAACTCGCTGTTTCGGCTAACCGTGTTGGCCGAGCTCAACCCACCGAGGGTCTCGAGCTTGGCCAGAACCTTGGAATAGAAAGTGTCTAGCTGGGTCTCGCTTGTGAACTGGAAGCAATCCAGCAAGTGGTGCGACGTGGTTGCTCCGGCTTGATCGAGGAACGTAAAGCCAAAGTAGTAGCCACCACCAGTTGTACGGAAGATGGTACGTCTGTTGCTGTAGTCAGCTGCTTCGTCGGTAGGAGTGGGAACAAAGGCTGGCCTCAACAGCGTTTTTCTCAGATCGTTGCTGACGAGCGAGCAACCGCGAGGCAGAATCACACCACCTGCGGTCTCGTCGTTGAATTGCTGCAGCTGTGCAGTGGTTGGCTCGAACGTTGAAGTCCAGTTGTCAATACTGGCTTCTGCTACACCGAGACCGTTATGGACCGTATGTACGCCAGGAGCGAGAACAATCGAGACGAGGTCATCACCGGCAGTTGGGTCAAGCCAACTACGGCTTGTAATCATTGCAGCTTCTAAGACTGCACGGTTGATTGTCCTGAAGGGTCTCGCTTCCGTGTAGCCGCACTCGAGGCGTTGCAGGCTTATTCGACGAAGCTTTTGTTCTTGGGTCCCGTCATCAGCGGTGGCATAATCCCCAGACACAAACGTGTCGTCACCGATCTGTGGATTGACATAGAGAACATATTGAGCACTTAATGGGTCGTTAACTGTGGCCGACCCTGACTCGATCTCAGGGTTTCCGCCCAGTTGGCGGATAGCATCGTTAAGTGCATTGATCTGGCTTCTAAAACCAGTCTGAGGTACGTCAACGTGACCTAAAGATCCGGCCTGGCCTGCACGATTCAGCTTGGTCACAGGTCCGCTTTCTACTCTGCTTCTTTTAGTTTAATGGGGCCTGTAGTAACGAAATTTGCCGTGCCAGCAATAAATTCAGTTGGTCGCACATTCACCGCACTTGCAGTTACTAGCAATTCGGTCTCGTAGTAAAGGTCACCTGAGATCAGGTTCCCGCAGGTCTGGTCAGGCAGGGTTCGGTTGATCACGTAGAACTTTGCCTCGGCGTTACAGCCTTTTTCTGTCATCAATAGAAGCTTCATCAATGTGAGACCGTTGTCTTCTAGGTTTCCGTAGCACTTGCGATCAATTAGAAACTCGGTTGACCCTCCACCGGTAACTAATGACTTGACAGCTTCTCCAAACTTTTCGCTGATCGACGTCGTGTCAACGCTTGGTGCAGATAGCTCCAATGACCACTCAGCCATGTCCGCTATGAGCTGCCAGTAAGGCATTGGGCCAAAGGCAGTCGCATCTCTCGGTGTGACATTCGCATTCGCATACTCACCCGTACCGGCCTCGGGGGTTTCATAGTCGGGAGCGTCGTCGCACAGGCTTGCGATGGATACCGTGTCCTGCACATCCGAGAAGTTGTAATCGTTGAATCCCTGAAAGCAGCGCCAGGCCGAGTTGTTGTAACTGGTTGAGCCATAAGGAGCTATGCCTATTGCTCCATAGATGGTGCCGAGCAGATTTACTCGATCCTGCCTGCGACCACGTAGTGCTAAGCAGCGCGTGGTGTAAAAACTGGCGTAGCCCAGCTCATCAATGTGCACATACCATTCCTCCTCTTGGCAGTCAGTGATCGTGTTGCTGCCTACTGTGTCTCCCACCCTCGCGTAGAACTGAGCACTACCACCGGCTGAGTTGTCGGGATAAGTCTCCGATGCTCCTTTGTAGAAAGTGTCGTTATCAGCTGTGATATGGCTGCGGTTTGGGCCAAGAAAATACTGGCCGCCGTAATACATTGCGTAGCCCTCAGGGTTCGGAGGGAACGTGCCTACACCACTTGGCAGGCAACTTGTAATTACCCGGTCACCTGACCAGTACCCCGCTCCGATACTGCTTAACGCATTGAGATTGCCATCGACAGTCGAGCCGTCAACCAGTACCGCATCAGGTGCCTGGCGCTTGAGGTACAGCTTGCCACCAACGCCAAGAACAGCCATTAGAACGTACCAACAGGCTTGCCGGAAACTTGGAAGCTGACGCTAACTGCCTGGACCTCACCGACATTCACACTTGGGCTGACACTCGTAAGAAACCCCTTGCACTTAAATGATTGGTTGTCTAAACGGTTGAACACGAACTCGACGCTTTCCTCCATATTTGAGTTGTTAAGGATTGAGTTTAGGAATACGACTGCCTGTGCATTGCCGGGGTCGTACAAGACCGTCGCACTACCCGTTGTGCTACGAAGACCCTGGGTATAGCTGCGATCATAGTCACCAAGACAAGTATCTTCCAGTGCGTCTTTCGTAACGGTGATGCTCCAGTCGCGGACCTTCCCCACAACTGAACCCTGGTACTTCAGTTGTCCGTCAGCTCCAGTTAAGACCATTTCAAGCGTCCAGGGTTGCTATGAGTCGGACTTGAACCCTGGATTTCCCAGGAAACAGCGACTCCACAGAAGGCACTTCAGCCCATCGCCAGTTTAAGTAGGTCGGGATATTGCTACTTAGCTGGTCAGATACGCCAGTAAATACAAGGCTGGGCAGACTTAAATCCGTCGTCCCACCTTTAGAGTCGTGCCAACTCTGAAGGACAGCAGCTGCCTTGGTGTCGTCCAAAATAAATTCCATATCGAGCTCGGCATCAAACGCTCTACTACCAAAAAGCCGAGTGAAGCTCGCACCATTAAGCGCGTTGTATCTACGTGTCGGGTATCGCCCTGGCGTGTACCGACGACGGGTAGGGCAGACGGCAGGAAATGCGATGCTCATTACGTTCCCTCAATTACCCAGTTACTGGCTACTTCCCAGCCTGCTGTTAACAGGCTAGTTCCATTCTCGTCAGTGGGGAAATACGTCGCCTCTACTTCTACCAGCCCGTCCTCGGTAAAACTTACTGACTGTGTCTTGTACGTCTGTGCATCGCTTGTGCTGTTCTTGATGCAGAAGACCGCATTCTGGTATTGAGAGGTCTTGCCGTAAACGATCTCCAGCTCGACCTCTTGGATCTGGTTCGTTACCCCATCCCACAGCAGGACGTCGTAAGTGCCATCAGCAAGTTCAGGCCACGCGGTAATCGTGCCGTCATCTGCAATGGCTCCGTTTGACGGTTGCTCGTAATTCACCGTTTCTAAGCCCAGCTTGAACACAGATCCGATGTCGATTGAGGCCTCCATCGGCGTCGTCTGGAATTTCACGCTATGCGTAATCAGTCTTCGAGTCCGTAGTTCCCACTTCGCACGGTCGATCGCATGTTTCTGACTTGTGCAGTAGTCACTCATATCGATCGTTGTGATCGGTGCGCTCTCAGGAACTCCGGTTTCGCGCACGGTCACCTCACGCACTACGGGGAACAAACCAGCACTCTGCAGGTTTGACGATTCCTTTTCCTCACGCCATTTGACCGAAACCTGAATTGGGATACGGTCCTGCAGGTCTGAATAGGCCATCTCGAATGAGTCTTCGATAATGTTCCCTGCGGTGTAAAGGCCTGTGATCGTCTCAGGTCCGCCAAAAGTCGCCACAGGCTGCAACGCAAACCTGCCATTACGAACAACCAGATCCAACAAAAAGTCCGAGGCAACTCGGGCACCCCAGCTTCTGATGTTTACACGCTCGGATACGGCACCGTCAAAGAAATAACGTCGGTTGTAGGTCCATACCGTTGCGTCGTTAAAGCTGTCGAGGTCGACTTGTGCTGCGTTCAAAATCTTGCCGCAGCCATACCTCTTATTTGTCATCAGGTCATACAGCACTTCAGGGAAATTGCTGGTCGATCCAATGCCCTGGTTCACATAGACGCTGAACTGATTTAATCGGCTTATTTCGGTGCTGCTCCTGATGTTCATCCCCACAATCGCCATGTCGTCGTAGTTCGGCTCGCTGACGTTCTCGGCAATCGTGTTCACATAGACGATCTGGTGCTCAGGGGATCCCGCACTCGTGGTCAGCTCGTTGTAGATGAACTCTTCAGCAAGTCGTGCCCAGGCATCGCCGTAGAAGTCGCCGTCATCAAACTGAGGCCCGAGGTTCTCGCCGTTTGGGGTGGTAAGGCTCGACAGGTTGAAGCTGCCATTAGATCGCAACACCGACAGGCCACTGAACCTGATCGATACATCGCCGCTTGTCACTGTCCGTACTGAGTTGATGTGCGGATCCAGTACCTCCAGGTCACCTGTAGCGATGTTGTTTCTGACCTCCCAACCGCTAACCGGTGTCAAGCGGACCTCCCAGCGGCTACTGGTCGGGAACTCAAAGCGCAAGTAGTTGTAGAGCGCTACGCCTGTGGCACTGCGCACCCCAAACAGCTGCTCGATCTCGGTGAAGACGTCCGACGTACCTGCTACGCGGTACGACACCCGGAAAAAGCTATACCGGGTATCCGGGCTGCTGTAAGTCCCACTCTGGAAGATGATTGCTTCGATTCCGTTGGCCGCCTGGCCGTTGTAGTCAAAACACGCTTCGTTGTCGCAACGGGTGTAGCTGTGGGCATCGCGGAAGTTGGCAAGACCACTGACCTGTACCTGTACGTTGCTTCTCAGACCTACTTCGATGATCTGACTTGCGCGGTCAGTTGTGAACACGGCCTCTGAAAACTTGAACAGGTGACTGCCGTTTGTCGCATTCCGGCCTCCATCACCCTCGATCGTGCCTTGTGTCCACATGTCCACCTGACCAGCACGCACGACCTCGAACGTGGCATTGATCTGTTGGGCTCCACTCACTCCGCTGTTGTCTGCGTCAGAAACAAAGGCAGCTTCTGTACGTCCGGTACAGATCGCCACAGCACTTCCGACTCGGTAAAGCTCGCCAAGGCTCAGGCGTTCATCCCAATTTCGCTGACGACCTGCCACCGCTTGAGCCACGTCACCGCATGTCTCGACACCATCCGCCCCATTTGGGTTGACCTGCGTAAACGTGCGAGCACGGTCGCTGCTCGTGTAAAGCGTGTAAGTAAAGGTGTCACCAACGGCTAATGGCTGGATGCCCTCGGTCCCGACAATGCCGCCGCGACCTGCAAAAGTCACGTTCTGCTTTTCTCGCTGAGCCTGGGCTTGCCAGTCGTTTGGACAGCGGACGTTGTTATTGCCGTCAGGTTGCAGGACCACTGCAGGCCGGAACACCGGGTTCACCTT